ACAATAAGCCGGGGAATGATGGCGGGTGCTTTGCCTCTGCACTTGATGCGGTAAACAAGTTTGGCGGCGTGCTCGAACACCCAGCTAAAAGCAGAGCATTCGCAGCGTATGGACTACCAAAGCCAAGCGGGACAGGATGGCAACCTACAGGCCAAGGCGGCTGGGTTTGTGAAGTGTGGCAGTCGGCCTACGGGCATCGAGCGAATAAGGCGACGTGGCTTTACTGCAACGGGAGCAAGCCGCCGTTTGAATTGCGCTGAGACCGGCCAAAAGGCACGCACCAGGTAGGATTTCAGGACCAACGGGGCAAGGCACGAAACAAGCCGACCCTCAACAAACGAGAGGCGAATGCTACGCCGCCAGAGTTCAGAGACGAGCTTCTTGGGTTGGTGCGGCACTTAGCCACATAACAGCTAATAGACGGAATTCCCAATACTGGACACCAGAAAAACATCGACATCATGGCATCGACAGGAGAATTAAAAAACATAAACGCATTTAGTGAGGTCAAGGCACACAGCAGCCTGGTGGACTACATTGCTCACACGACGGGAAAACACCCCAAGAAGGTTGGCAGCAGCCTTCGTTTCAATCCTTGCCCTTTCTGCAACCACAATGACAGCTTTACGGTTTTCGGCGAGGATCTGTCGGGGTACAAGTGCCACTCATGCGATGCTAAGGGGGACATCTTTACCTTTGCAGAGCATTACCAGAGCCTGAGCAAGGCGGAAGCCCTCCACGCGATTGCGGGCCATTTTGGCGTGCAAATTCCTGCGCCGAAGGCGCAAGGGGTCGGCGCCCAAAAACCAGAGGAGAACCCGCTCCAGAAGGTCCTCGAGGCCGCCGTCAGCCACTATCGGCAGGTTTTGAGCCAGCGCCAGGACAGCTTGGCTTATTTTATGACGCCAAAGCCTGAATGGCGCGGACACACCAAAGCCACAATGGACGACCTCGAGGTGGGGTTTACCGACGGGCGGCTGGCTGAGGCACTACAAGCCGCCGGTTTCCCGCTCGATCTCATCAAACAATCTGGCCTGTACGTTGAGAAAAAGAAGGATGACCAGCCTACGGGCGAGTGGAAAGACTTTTTTATGCCGGGCGTTTTCATTTTTCCGCACCGCACAGAAGACGGCGCCATCGGCCATTTCACGATTAAGGATCCGCGCAAACGCGTGGACTATCAGCTGAAGACAGAACACCGCCTGAACGGACTCGTCTGGGGAAACCAGCGCGCCATCGAACAGGATATGGTCATCCTGGTCGAGGGGGAGAATGATCGGGCGAGCTTCAGGGATGCCAATATCCGCAATGTGATGCCTTCCTTGGGTCAGGTGACCGATAACCAGGTTCGCTGGTTGTGCACCCATTCCAATGGCAAGCGTTTTGTCTGCTGGTTCGACTATGACATCAAACCGGTCACGAATGGCCAGCCGCCGGCGGGGATCAAATACACGCGCAAGGTTTACCAGGCATTGATGAGAACAGGGGGCTGTCAGGTAGGCGTGGCCAGTGCGCACATGGAACCGGGTGAAGATCCGGATGACTGGATCCACAAAGACCTGGATTCCGCCAATAAGCGCATCCACAAGACGATCAAGAAGCTGCATCACCCGTTGCTCTGGGAGCTGCGCGTCCTGCCTGATGATATCCGCAACGATGCGACCGCCATTATCCAGTGGTTTGAGGAGATCAGCTTCTTCGATTTCCTCGGGATGGTGCCCGATCTGCAGCGTGACGCGATTATCCTCGAGTTGCAGAAACTCGGGTTTTCCAGAGACGCTGTCATGGACAGCATCAAGCAGGGATATGGGCTCAAGGACATGCTCATTGACCACGCCGGGCGCTTTCCGGAGACAGCCCGGCGGTCAGAAACCTATATGCGGGGTGTTGCCGACACGATTTGGTCCTATTTCAAGGATAGGGGCAAATTCTTCGTCAATGGCGACACGCTGCACCTGTTCTACAACCACAATATCTATCAAATCGGCGAGAACACGGCCTGGTGCGCCTTGCTGCACAAGGAAGCAGAACTCAATAACACCACGCAGCTGGCCAAGTTCGTCAATGCCGAGATCAAGGCAAACTGTTTCAACCGCGGCGACCGGATGAGTTCTTTTTCCTGGATTCACACCATCGATGACGGCGATGGACCGATGATTTTCCTCAATCTGAAGGATCCTGCCAACAGGGTATTGCAGCTCTCGACAGAGAATGTCGAACTGATCGAGAACGGCACTAACAAGCATGCCGTGCTGCTGGCGGAGTCCAATCAGATGAAGGAATTCCACTATGACGTAGACGTGCATACCTCGGCGGCGATGCGGTCGATGCGCGAACTCCTATTCGACACGCTGGCCTGTGATGCGGCACAAAAATATTTGATTTTGTCCTGGGCGCTAACGGCGTTCCTGATGCCACTTTCTGAAACAAAGGCGCTGATGAAAATGGAAGGGGGCTCTGGTAGCGGGAAGACGACGGCCGCCAAGATGTTGTCATTGCTGCTCTACGGGGACAATATGGTGGGCCGCTCGACCACCGCCAGCGACTATGCCATGGGCTCTATTGAGCCATTGATCATCAAGGACAACCTGGAAACCGACGATATCAACAAGCATTCCCTGAATTTCCTGTTACTGGCGGCAACCGGTGCTCAGAATCTCAAGCGAGAGTCGGGCAGTGAGTCAGGCGTTACAGCAGAAAAGCTGAACTGCCTGGTGGCGATCACGGCCATCGAGCCGTTTTCAAAGCCAGAGCTGATCAACAGGACCTATATCGTCGATTTTTCAAAGAAGCATCAGTGCCGGGACTTTATAGAGACGGATGCGGTCATGAAGCTCATGGGTCGGCGCAATGCGATTCTGAGTGCCTGGATGCAGATCCTGGCCGACCAGGTACTGCCCAGTTTGGGTGATCGGCGGAAAATCATCCGCTATATCCGCGAGCAGCATGGGGACTTCTCAAAGGACCGGACCACGGAGTTCCTGTCATTGATGGTACTCATTACCCGGGCACTGCTGCGCTATATGCCGCTGTCACCGGATCTCCATGAAGAGGCCGGTGACCGGCCGCACGAATATGTGCTGCTGGATGCCTGGATCAGCTATCAGAATACGCACGCCAAGATGACGGAGCAGGGGACCAATTCAGTTCTGCAGCTCCTGGAGGGATTGAGGCGGGTTTTCCTAATCGACTTCCAGCGTCAGGCCACGGCATCAGACAAAGAGGTCTGGTGCCCTATTATGGGGACGCTGGTACACCGCGAGGCCATAGAAGATGAATTGGGCAGGGAGACCGGTAAGCATTATTATTGGTTCGAGTGTTCAACAGCGGACCTCATGGACATGATGAATAAGTTCGGGAGAGAGTATGGGGTCAAGGTGCCTTTTAAGAATTCCCGGCAACTCGGATGCCGAATCAACAACGAAAAGGGCACGCTTCAGGACGCTGGATGGAGCATCACGCACGTCAAGGCGGTCCACGGCGTGAGGATCGCTCAATTTTCATGGCGAGATGACTGAAACGACAGGTATTTGACGCGTGAACGAAGAAACAGTGAGTTACGTCCGTAACTTAATTTTTTTTCTCACAAAATCCCAACATAGGGGGGGCATTTTTCAGAAAACTTGCACCCTTGCACCTTTCCACAGGTTATCCACATTTTGACCTTTATAAATTATTGATTTTATTATAGTTGGTTATTTTTTAATCAGGGTGCAAGTGAGGGTGCAAGTTGGGTGCTCCGGGTGCAAGTTGGGTTCAAGTGAACACTGTCTAAAAAAGTACTTGCACCCTGTTATTTATTTTATTTATCAAATACTTATGTGTTTTAGGTGCAAGTTGAGGGTGGAAGTGCAAAAATCACTTGCACCCACTTTTTTAATAGTGTAATCATGCACTTAAGCCTCTAGGGTGCTCCGGGTGCAAGTTGTGGACAACACCCCCCCCAGTTGTAACGTTATCCACAGGCCTGAAAATGAGGGAAAAGGGATGAAATATCATGAAATGGTCAATGGAAACCGGTGATTTGGACCATGCGGTGAGAGGCGATGGCTAACCAGAAGGAGGTGACCATTGATTGAAAAGTTCCTCGACTGGAAGCAATACAGCCAGGGAAGGTCCGTCACTACGATAGGAAAATATCGTGGCTACCTGAATCGGCTCAATACCTTCTTGTTGGAATCCAACCAGACGCTGCTTGACGTCACCAGAGAGTCCCTCGAGAACTTCTGCGGGATCTACATGCACAAGCAAGGGCTGTCTCCCAGGGCCCGCCGCCCCCTGGTTGCCAGCATCCGTGGCTTTTATGCCTGGCTACAGAGAGAAGGCCTGATCGCAGAGAACCCGGCGCGGGCCCTCGAGGCCCCAAAGGCAGGCCGGCGGCTCCCCAGAGGCATGACGCTGCAGGATGCCGAGAAGCTGCTCTTGCAGCCCGACCTGGATACCTTCATCGGACTCAGGGATACCGCCATCATCATGACCCTGGTGGGCTGTGGTCTGCGGATCAGTGGCCTGCTGCGTCTCAACGAGTCGGATTTGCTGTTCTATGATGATGCCGGGTATGAGCGCCTGCTATTGAGGGTCAACGAAAAAGGCGGCCGGGAACGCCTGGTGCCGGCACCGGACGAGGTCAGGATCATGATGCGGGCCTACTTGGGGCATGAGGACCTGACCGGAACAGACCGGTGCCTTGAAGATGGCGACCAAGTCCTGTTCATCTCCACCCGAAACCGCGCACTCCCTGCAGACAAATACCATGGTGAGGCGAGGCGGTTGTCCTCGCGTTCAGTGAACGAGATGATCGAGAAGTATGGTGCTGAGGCGGGGATCCCCAGGGATCGCCTGTTTCCTCATGCCATGCGCCACCTCTATGGGACGGAGCTCGCCGAGGAGGGCATCGATGTCCTGCAGATCCAGGCCCTCCTCGGTCACCAGAATCCCACGACCTCAGAGATCTATGTGCATCTGGCGACCAGGACGCTGGCGCGCACTGTCGACAAGGCGAATCCACTGAACAAGATGCGGACCCCGGTCACCGATATCTCGCACCATCTGAGAGCAAGGCGTTAAGACGTGTTGTCCGTCTCCCACAGGCGCTTGGAATGTCCATTGTTCGGGGTTGCTGTTCTCAGGGAATCCAGTGTTTACCGATGCTGCGGGATATCTGCAGTAGCGCCTGAATCTTGACACTTAAACGGGCTAAACCGAAAACAGAGTTCCAAGCGCCTGGATGTTGAGCTGCGCTATCTCACAGAAAGCGCAGTTCGGTTGTTGTTCGGGGTAGTGGTTTCATGGGCTTAGGTGTGCATTGTTTTGTGTAAAGCGCAGTTCGGTTCGGGGAATGGTATTGGGACAGGTAGTGGACAGGGGGTGGGGGGTCGGCAGGTAAGGTGGGGTGTGGCTGTGTGGGGAGGTGGGTACCAGGATATCTACCTTCAAAACAAGGCCCCGTTAGGGGCTCAAAAAATCGCGCGTTTTTTGACGGGAGACCACATGCAGACAGACCACAGACTGGCAGAACTGAGAGCCACAGGCATCGCCAACATATGGATAGAGATCGCTGACGCCATAGGCTTTGATGCCTTCATGCGTGTCTGGTCGATTCTCGACCGGGATAATCTGCTCTATGGCGGACACAGGGAGACGATGCGCATCAATGTGCCGCAGATGCGGACCTATCTGAGGTACCAGCGCAACAGTTACATCAGGAGCCTGGCAACCAGCGGGCTCACGACGGTTCAGATCCGTGACCGCATACGCAAGGATCTGGGCGAGCGCCTGAGCATCAGGCACCTCGATAGGATTATTCACCGCAGGAGCAGGTGAGACGACAAGCGCCCTGATAATGTCCTGATCTGTTTTTAATAATCTGGAGAATGGGAAAAAACTATCTCCATCAACGGGACAGATTGGCCGCCGTCAATTTCAGGTGTGGTGCCTGTGGCCATCGCTTCGAGTCAGAGCCCGGGCGCATCGAGGATGCGCCAGAGAGAGCCTGGCATCCTTGGCTGTATTTCGCCCCCTGTCCTGAGTGCGGTGAAGAGAGTGAGCAGGCGCACTGGGAGAAGGGGTTGATGGCGGCGCAGGGCAGGCAGACCGGACCCAAGACGCCAGAAGGGAAAATGCGCGTCACCGAGAACATCGCGGGTCATCCGACACCAGAAGAATCCTTGAGGACACGATTCAACGCCATGAAGCATGGCCTATTCGCTCGAGTGGCGCGGTATTTCCCGGCGAAGCCCGGCAAATACCCACACTGCGATGGTTGCGAATATCACCACAGCGGAGAATGCGCAGAGCAAGTTGCCTGCCTGAAGCGCACCGAGCTGTTCATGCGCTATGACATCGCATTTGAGACTGGAGATCCTAGCATGTTGACTCAATTACATGCCGACAATCAGGCGATGGTCCAGGCGATCATCAGCGATATCCTTCTGGCGCTCGTATCTACTGGCGTTGAACTGAAACAGCCTGAGTGGTATTTCGACCCAAAAGGCGGCGACTTTCACCTGGTCTCTTATGAAAAAGAAGGAAAGCAGGAATATATCTACAAAGTCTCTGCGCATCCGCTACTGAAAACCCTGGCGGATTTCCTGGCTAAGAACAACATGGCCCTGAGTGATCTCAATATGACCCAAAAGGGGCGCGAGGATCAATCAATACTCAAAGGGCACCTGGAACACAGCGAACGCGAAAATGCACTCGAACATCAGCGAGCACAGAACGCACTGATTGAGAGTCTATCTGAAAAAATAGCGCGCAGCCGTGAACGGGTGAAACGCGACCCAGTGCTCATAGAATATGACGAGGCCGGCGATGGCTGAGCGCGTATCGAAATCACAGCGCATCGAACTGCAGCACGTGGCTGAACATGAGGTCATGAGATATGCAGGAGACCATTCGTTGTGGCACAAGCATATCCATAATGTGGATCTCGATCCCATTCAGATCCTGAAGATGATCGAAATGGATCAGCATAAGAACAGCATTGACTTCTCTTGCCGGCGGACAGGGAAGACAGCCGTAAAAGAGCTCTACCTGCTGGAGTGGAATGCCCTGAATGCCGACCAGGAACTCGGTATCGTGGCCCCCAGGGAGGCGCAGTCACAAACCAATCTTGACTATCACCTGGATGCCATCAGACGTTCTGAGATCCTGACGGCATTTTTGAATCACAAGTCAGGGCGCACACAGTTAGCGGATACCTATTATCAATTCGCCAACCGCAGCAGCGCCAAGGCCTATGGCATCATGTCACAGGTCGATGGTGGTGATCTGACGGTAGCCTCTCTGGAAGAGGTGGATGATATGCCACGCGATCGTCTCTTTTCGCGGTTTCTGCTGATGATGGGATCCAAGCGGAGACTGGGCGCCAGCAAGGAAAGTCGTAATGACCCACAGATCCGCATCACCGGCGTTTTCAAAGGTGCAGACACGCTCTCTGAGATGATCGACAGCGGAAAATATCATCTCTTGCCGACAGTGGATTCCTATCTGGGCATGGAAATGGGCATTCTCGACGAGGCCTTCATGCTAGACATGAGGGATCAGCTTTCACCCGACGAATACCTGCGTCAAATATTGTGCCGCAACGTCTCTGCGCGCAACCTGATCTGGGAGAAGTATATTCGCCGCGCCATCCAGGTGGGACTGGACGCCGGGATCGGTCTCGCACAGCCCTTGCCGGGCATGCACTATCAGCGCCGCGGCCTGATTTCATTCGGCTATGATCATTCCGGTCATGGAGAAAACCCTCAAGCCTCGCGTTATGCCTTTGTAGTGACCGAGATGATCGGCAACTTTTGCTGTTTCGTTTTTGCAAAGACGTGGCCCCCAGGGACAGACGAGGCCTTGGTAAAAAATGACATCAAGGGATTCTGGCGCTATTTCACGCCAGATTACGCCATGGGAGACGCCTACGGAATCGGTTTACTCACCCAGCTGAATGATGAGCTGTTCTACGAGGGGTTGACCAGCATCAATCGGCAAACCATCGGCGAGGGAGAAAGCACGGCCTCTACCTGGCCGGAATGGGCATTTTCTCCCATCCGCTTCGAGGGCATGGTCAAACACCAGATGGCCACGGCCCTGCGCACGATATTCCATAACGGCAACGCGTCGATGCCTTACATTGACGATCTCAAGCCCAATGACCCGGAAACGCTGGACATGCGCACACTGGTGAGACAGTTGGGAAACATCAGGCCAGAGGCCACCAAGGCCAGCTATGCCACATACAAGATGGTCAAGGCCAAACTGGGGGACGATCTGTTCGATGCCGCCATGGCCGCCGTCTGGGCGCTGGCGACCCGTGGCGCCGCGCCGGTGCATACGGTCATCCAACACAGAAAGAGCACGCGCGCGCAATTGATGGGAGCTGCTGCCGCATGATGCCTTTGATTAACCAGGGAGCATTTAATCCATGACTGTCATTTCATCGCTGCTGAGTAAACTAGGGCTCCAGCGTATCCCTCAGGCGTCTCTTCTGCCTGGTGAGATCCCACCGGGGACCACGGAAGCAGGGCGCAGACCCACGCCGGAGAACCAGTTGAGCGCACTCACCCGGCAGATGGGCGTGGATTACTCGCGCCGTGCCGCCATTCTTGAGATCCGCGCCATGGATTGCATCGATCCACGGGTTAAAAAGATCCACTGGAGAATGGCGCGTACAGCGATCAAAGGCGGGTTGAAAATCAGAACGGCCAGCACCAATAAAACGCTGATCAAGGCCTGGAAACAATTCGAGCGGCGCCTTCACCTGCATCGCCGAGAAAAACTGGAAAGCGATTGCCGAGGCTTTGCCATGGAGGGCAATTTGCCCATCCAGTGGGTCCTCGATCAGGGTGGACGTGTGGTCGCTGGCGTCCGCATGCCCAGCGAGACCATCAAGCCGGTGGTTGGCGATAATGGCGCTTTTCGGGATCCGCAGCGCGCCTATGAGCAATATGACATCCACAAATCAAAACCGATTGCGACATTTGCTCTCTGGCAGCTCTCACTGGTCCGGCTGACGCCGGATAACTACGATGACATGGGTTCCATGGGGCGCCCCTACCTCGATGCGTCACGCGCCGTGTGGCGCAAGCTGGATATGACGGAGGAGGATTTGGTGATCCGCCGGCGCACGCGTGCACCGCTCAGGATGGCGCATGTCCTGGAAGGCGCTGGAGAGGAGGATATCGACAAATATCGTGCCCAGGTCGAAAATGACCAGAATGAAATCACCACGGATTTCTACCTGAACAGAAAGGGTGGCGTCACACCAGTACAAGGTGATGCCAATTTGGACCAGATCGCTGACGTCTCCCATCTCCTGGATACCTTCTTCTCAGGGGCCCCAGCACCGAAAGGCCTTTTCGGCTATCCAGACGGATTGAGCCGCGACATTCTGGAGGACCTGAAACGTGATTTTTTTGACGAGATCGATGCCCTGCAGGACACCTTGTCGTTTGTTTACGATCTGGGGTTTCGCCTGGATCTTCTGTTGCAGGGCATCAATCCGGAAAATTTCGACTTCGACATCATCTTCGCAGAGCGTCGCACAGACACACCCAACCAGCGTGCCGATCTCGCGCTCAAATACCAGGCGCTGGGGGCGCCGAATGAGACGGTCTTCGATGCCGCGGGTCTGGATCCGGCGAATATCCGAGATCAGCTTGAAGCAGAGAGCAATGACCCATACCCATCGCCGTTACCGGAATCCAGCGCGGGGCCGAATGTGAGTATCACGCCTGGGAATGCGCGCAAGGGGGGTAGTGCCACGACGATTTCCACGCGGACGAAGAAGTGACGCTGCTGGCCAGCAATCGCCGCACCACGGTCAAAGCCGCCATCAAGCGCGCTTCAGCGCGCGGGCGCGCCTCGATGAACCGGCTGGACCGGGATTACCTCAGTCAATTGGATCAGCTCTACAGATCCGCCGCGCGCGACATCCAGTCAGCCATACAGGCGCGCGCAGACTCCGGCGGCTTTTTGCGCATCGAGGTCATGAGGAGTCTCCTGGGCCAAGTCAATCAACGGATCCAGCAGCTCAGTACCGCACGCAATCGACTGCTGGATGACGGACTACCGGCAGCGGCCGCCCTGGGCACGAGACCCTTTTCTGGTGCGCCCGAGGTATCCGCTGTATTGCCGAGAGTCGCCGATGAGGCGGTGAGGTTCGTGCAGCGATTTGTAAACCATGATGGCCTGCAGCTGTCGGACAGGCTGTGGCGTCTGGATAATGGCGCCCGGGAGGGCGTGACGCGCGCCATCCAGAGCGCCATCGTCCAGGGGCAATCCGCCAGCCAGGCCGCCAATGATTTTCTCTCCAGAGGCGAGCAAATCCCCGCGTCCGTCCTCAACAAGCGCAATCTTGCGCAATCGTCGCGCATTTCAACGGCTGCCGCGAGCGAGCTGCTCACGAAAGATGGGAATCCGCGCGTCAATGCCTTGCGGGTGTTTAGGACGGAGCTGAACCGAGCACACGGTGAGGCCTATCAGGCGGCAGCATTCGAGCATCCAGATGCAGTAGGCACACGCTATCTTCTGAGCCCAGGGCATCCTCGACCGGACATCTGCGACATGCATGCGCGAGTCAACCGATACGGGTTGGGGCCTGGCGTCTATCCCAAAGGGAGATCACCCTGGCCGGCACACCCCAATACGCTGAGCTATGAAGAGGTGGTTTTCTCAGATGAGGTGAGTCCTGAAGATAAGGCAGCGAAAGAAGACAGGGTCTCCTGGCTCAAACAGCAACGGCCAGGCGTCCAGGAGTCCGTGCTCGGATCGAGAAAGAAGCGCGCCGCATTGGAGCACGGCATTCTCAAAGAAAACGAGATTGCGACCCCATGGAAGATCCTTAAAAAACGATATGAACGGCGCGGGATTGACACTGACCAGTTGATTCCGTCACTGGCCGAGCCGGTGACGACGATCCCGGGGAAGATCTCCGAGGCCCCGGTTGCCAAGGACGCCCCTGTTTCTGATGCCCTCGATGTCCAGGCACACAAGGGGGTGGCCAGCCATGTGCTCAACGTGATCGACAGCCTGCATGGAGATGGGTCGTTGCCGAGAATACCCTTGCGGAGCAGTCCATCCTCTGCGGGCTACCTGGGAGCCTATTTCCATACGGTCGGCGGAAAAGCACTGCGTATCAACGTTACTGCAGGGGGATCACACAAAGCCTTGACGATGGCGCACGAGATAGGGCACTTCATCGATCACAAAGGGGCACCTGGGACGGGGTTTTCTTCACTGAACAACGAATTGTTTGCGCGCTGGAGAAAAGCGGTCAATCGCTCGAACGCGATAAAATCCTCAAGAAAGCTGCTCGAAGGACCTGAGAAAATCACACTGCCTGATGGTGGTACTCATATTGTCAAAAAGAGTTTTTTGCGCTATCTATTGAGTCACGAGGAAATGTGGGCGCGCAGCTATGCCCAATGGATCGCGACAAAATCAGGTGACAAATTGCTGGCGTCCGAGCTAGACGGCGTGATTGCTGGGGACGCTGAATCTGAAATTACCTATGCACGCCAATGGGCACGCAGAGATTTTGAGCCTATCGGCCGTGAGATCGAGCGGATCATCAAAAAAATGGGGTGGCTATGAACAAAAAGGAATGGGAACTTGGCGTACAGGAGCTGATGAAGCACTCGGGTATGAAGCGCGATGAGGCGGAATTCGCCATGAATATCGAGGCGGGAATCCTGCCAGGAGATGTTATCGTGGCTGAAGAAAAAGGCTCAGATGCTCCTAAGAGTAAGTAACTATCTAATCATGTGGTCTTATATTAAAAACGTCCTTATTTGGCTGGATCAGGGGATCAATACACTTTTCAAGTGGCCCCTTAATTGGATCTTTGGGGTGCGTGGTTTTGGCTCACCTGATGAAACTATATCGAGCGTTCTTGGGAAGCATTATGAAGAATGCGGGCTTTGTCGTAGCGTCTGCATCTTCTTGAGCAAATTCATGGGAAGCAGGCATTGCCGAAAGGCCATAGAGGCAGACGAGGGGGTTGAAAATGGTTAATTATTCAAAATTGAAGGCGGAAATAAATAATGATCCGCTGATTCGCGGGTACGCCTCAATGACTGATCAGCAGATCGCAGACAGCCTGACGCAGACCATCGACAGGACTATCGTGGAGAGCAAAACACTCGGCGCTCTCGGCATCATGAGGGAAGTTGGCCCAACGGCAGGCGCTGCGATTCTCGACAAACTGGAAGCTGCTGCCGCTACTGATTCCCGTCTTAAATGGTTCATGAAAGAGCTGACCACAAATGGTGTGGATATTGGAAACCCTGTAACCCGAGCGACGATTGATTCCCTTGTGTCCGCTGGAGTGATTACGGCTGCCGAAGGGGTATCGCTCAAAGAAATTCCTGAGAAGGCGGGTAGCCGGGCGGAGGAATTGGCCATCGGGAAAATCTACGCGCGTGACGTAACTTTAACGAGGACACTCTAATGGCAATAACAAGAGCGCAGAACCAGGTCAAATGGGCAGCTGCAAATTCACTATCCGTAGGCGCTGGATTGAATGCAAACTCGGATCTGATTACGTTCGATCCTTCAGCCACCGCAGCATCTATCACGTTAAAGGTTGTCAACGGTGGAACACCAGCTGCAGGGGATACCGTCGATTTCTACCTGCGCTATTCGTCCGGTGATCCGGATGCTGACCCAGACGTTGCTATCGAGCATGCGTCCGCGGACAGTGCGCATGCAGAGTTCTTGGGGCGCATTGACGTCGGCGTGGTGGGCACCAATCTAAGAGATGCCGGCATTCGGGCAGTCCCTCAAAATGCGATTTTGTATGTCGAGAGCAATGCAGCGTCGGCAGTAACCGTCAGTGCTATTATCGAGGAACAGAGGGCAGCATAGTGCCGATACCCGTCGGTCAAATATTGCAGCGAAATAGCGCCTCATTTCAACGCGGCGCATTGGTCATCCCAGCCCGCGCGGGGCTGAATCTTTCGATGGCAGCTGACTGGACTATCGGAGTATTTGCGAAGATAACGGCACTCGGTAACAGCCAGTTTCTATTCGACGGGCGGCACAATTCAGGGTCTGGTGCCCAGTTCATCGTATTTTCCGATGGTACGCTGCACTGTGGTACACAGGATGACGGCGGCAACTGGTTAAAGTTTGAAAGTGCCGTTGGCGAGATAAAACCGGACGGCAGGTGGATACTGTTTGTCGCCCGCCATAGTGGTGGCAATTTGGCCTCATACTACTGTCCCGTAAGTGGCGCTGCTATACAAGCTGCCACCCTCAATGAGTATTCTGGCTGGGGTATCACCAATAAAGATATCTATATCGGAGATTCTGGCGCCGGTGTCACGCTGAGAAATCCACAAAACAAAATCGCCGGGGTATTTGTCAATAATGGCTACGGCGCGACATCGGCTGATGTTGAAGCTATTGCAAAAGGATACCCAGTGGATCGTGTGCTAGGAGGCACGCTCAATACACTATTTGATTTCAGCACTAACAAAAGATCAAACATCACCGGGGATGCTACTGATATCGTGGATATCGTCGGCGGCGTGACATATGACGACGACCATCCATTCAGGTCCACGAAGCTGCGCCCACTATTTTGGTTGCCACAATCTGGTGGTGGCACTCAGGTCTCTTCATCGATATTGTGTTCAATTGAATCGCAGCAGACAGCGAAACAACTGATCTCATCAATGATCGAGAACTTGACGCACGCTGGCGTACAGCTTGGAGCATTAATTGAGTCCATGCAGTCACTTCTGCGCGCTCATTTATCCGGCGCGGAGTCAGTTTCTAGTGTAAGCCGCGGATCATCCGCCTGGTACGAGTCCTTGCTCGCAGTCAGCAGAGGATCAACAGTCCACTGGGGTGCAAAGGCCGCCCTACTGACCTCGTCTCTATCTTCCCTTGAATCGGCACAAGAATTATTAATGTCGAGGAGCTCTCTGTTTCATTCTTCGTCGCCAGTTTCATCAATGGAAGCATCGGCGACAGAATCTATCGCGCAGATCATCCAATTGTTATTGACACAATATGAATCTGGTGGTGTTGCCAGCACACCGGTATCGATGGCTGTTGCCGTGGCGATCGAGGCAGTTCAGGGGATACGTCGCGCGCCGTTAACCGATCTGCTTTTGGGCGCGTCTGTATCCGCATTGGGAGCGTCTCCGATTGAGATGCTGCACCGCCTTGGCGCCGCAGGACTGAGCCCATTCGAGGTGATGTCTATGTTGGCACTTTCGAGTGGGGTCTCGTTCGAGTCGGATGGAACAGTTGTTGTGGCCAACTACCATGACCTTGAATTGCTACTTTCGAACAGCGAAAACCTCGAGGCGTTTCTCAGCATCGATTTCAATATTCATTAGACATTCTCCGCCCTGTTTCTGTCCTGTAGGGTATGGCAGTTTTCCATCATGACTAGCGTGATGGAACGGCCATGCCGGTACTGCCTGCAGACCTGAAAAAATACGGTGCTCTGAGCCGCCCAGAGGATGATGTCTCCGTCAGTGGCGGCGGCATTGATGCCGCTTGCGTTCTGGACGTGACGCAGATGGCCGCAACGGATCAGCTGCGCGCCGTGTCTGATAATG